GGCGACTCTGAACCAATTTATGCAAGGATTGATCTAATAGAAGCTCTGTAATTAAAACAATCAGGATAAATAAGACTATAAATTAATCCTGGAGTTATTTATGCAGTTGTTTGAAGTCATGGACGTAGTGTCCAAGCCTGTTCATGTATTGGTTATCAGCGGCGCGGAGGATGAAGATGTAACTCAATCCACCGCTGGGAGAATACTGAAAGCAGCTGCCAAATTCGGACTGAAGAATCACCTTATCTATACCCGCCACGCATTCATAGCCGATTCCGATATTGATAAAAAGTTAGTAACTATCCATAACCATGATGGTAAAGGAAAGAAGCTTACTATAGATTGCAGAAATACGGTGGCATTCGTTCGTGGCGGCGCCGTCGAGAATATGGCTGGCTTGGGACTTCTTCGAACTTTGGAAATGTGTGGTTGCTTCACCGTTAATAGTCGTGAGGTAATGGAACTATGCAGAGATAAACTCTTATCTGCTGTACTCTTTGAGAAGAAAGGAATACCCAGCCCTCGAACCAGTTTCGTGAATGGCGAAAGCTCTATTGATATTGCCCTTGAGAAGATAGGCGGCAAATTCCCAGCAATAATAAAAACTATCACCGGATCCAAAGGAATCGGGGTCGTAAAGGTTGAAAGCAAAGATTCCATGGTTTCTGCTTTGCAAGCGATGTGGAAATACGACGCAGAGGTTCTGATCCAAGAATATATCCCGTTAGGATATGATGTCCGAACTCTAGTTTTAGACAACGAGGTAATCGCTGTCGTAAGAAGGAATAAAGTCGGCGAAGACTTCAGAACCAATGTTTCTCTGGGGGCTGAAACCCAATCATACAAACTCTCCAAAGAAGAAAAGGAAATTGTTCTCAAAACCTCTCGTTTAGTAGGTGGATATTTTGTAGGAATTGATCACGCAGTTTCCAATGGTCAAATTTATGTTTTGGAAGCTAATGGTGGACCCGGAAGTGCAGCCGAATATTACGCAGCCGGAAAGAAGATTTCTGGGGATGAGATGATGTCCCGAGTAGTTAAATATGTTTCTGACCGGAATAATTGGAAACCCCAATTAGTAGAATTGGGTCTGATCGAACCTATTGAAGTCGGCAAACTTGGGGTTTTGGAAGGCAAATTGGATACTGGAAACGGTGGATACAATGCTCTTCACGCTACCAATATAGATATTAGAGATGGAAAGGTCAGATTCCAAACAGTAGACAATAAGATTTTAAGACTTCCTCTTCAGGAGTCTAGGGAAATTCATATCGGCAGCGGGGAGGTTGAAGATAGACCTGTTGTTTATCTGGACACCGTTTTTAACGGCATCAAGTACAAAGATGTTCCATACACTCTAGCTGATAGATCTAAAAACAAACACCCGGTTCTGATTGGCCGAGATTTTATGATCAAAGCTAATGTGAAAGTGAACCTGGTCAAAAATATGACCCTGAAGCCAGAAATTAAGGAAAAATAATTTCATTTAGGGGTTGACAAACTCTCAAGGACCTTATATAATTGCGACATCAACAAAGAAACGCTCCGAAAAATAAATTCAAAAATACCTGAATTTAGGGGTTGACAAGTTCGTCACAACGATATATAATACTGTATATTGCAAAATTGATCACGAAGATCAATTTGAAAATAATCCCCGAAAGGGGTTGACACGAAGGACCTAAATAGATATAATGGTCCCACAAACAAATTAAACGGAAACAATTTTAAATGTCTCAATCCACTAAACAGATTCGCCTTATTTTACCCACCGCTCTGATAGTGTGTGGTAGTCATAAAGGCGGTTTGAGTTGGTTTGCCACCGGAATTGATATGAATCCGGAGACATATAAATTAGGCTCTTTGGAAGATCCAGGTAGATAAAATACCTAAAAAGGACTTCTAAAGGGCGAACTGGAAACAGAACGCCCTTTTTTAATGGGGTAAGCAATTAGGTCATCAATGCACCCATTGGTGGTCTCGACAGTAAATAAGACGGGTTCTATGGCAAGAGTAAAGTGCAGCAGTTAGGCCACTCCCCATAGTACGCAACTCAACCTTGGAGTGGTGCCTAAGGTTGCCAGGTACGGGAGCAATGCTTAATAGGCATCCCCTGAAAGAATAAGAATGATGCAACCACATTATTCACTGTCCATTGCACCAATGGATGATTTACCTAACCAAAGCAACTTTAACTTGCCAAGGTTGAGGTCCGCTGCTCGACGGCCTTTAACATATATCGTGCAACTAATTCAAAAGAGATAAGAATCTGATTCTTGTATCTAAAACCTCCCTTTAGCTCAATCTGGTAGAGCGTTCCGTTTGGGGCGGAAAGGCTGAAAGTTCGAATCTTTCAAGGGAGACCAAATTCAATGCCGATGACGCGTCCTGTTGGACCAAGCTGACTGTCTATCAGCTCTATGGAGGGTCAGATTCCCTTCATCGGCGCCATTTTCAATGCGGTGTGCTCTGGGCAAAGCGGTTGAGGCTCCAAACTTCGACGTCTGCGGGGTTCGATTCCCTGACGCCGTGCAACCCCCCTTTTTCGTACCTGGTATAAATAGAGGCATGAGAAAACAGAAGAAGTACCATTTTATCTACAAGACCACGAACCCGAAAGGTCGGTACTATATCGGAGCCCATTCGACTGATAGCTTAGAAGATGGGTATATGGGTTCAGGTCTATTACTTAAAAGGTCGATTCTATCCAACGGCAAAGAGAACCACAAATTCGAAATCTTAGAATTCTGCTTAGATAGACAAAGCTTATTTGAAAGAGAGGCAGAATTGGTTCCTGTTGAATTAATGAATGATCCGCTCTGTATGAATCTATGCAAAGGCGGGAACGGAGGCTGGCACCATATCAATTCGGTTTCGGGAATGAATAGAAAAAATAGAACCCGAGAGTCTGCATTAGCGATTGGCGCTAAGGCCTGGTCTACCATATCAGATAGATATGGATCGGATCACATGATGAAAATTGGGATCGTTGGCCAGCAATCTCAAGTCGAAGGTTTGGGACTTTTCGGAGGAAAATCGAACGATTCCTTCTTGGGTAAAAAACACTCAGAAGAAAGTAAAAGAAAGATGAGTAGTTCCTCTAAAGGTACGGGTACTGGGAACAAAAATTCTCAGGCCGGAACTTGTTGGGTATTCAAAGGAATAGCCAAAAAGATTAAGAGAGAAGAATTAAGCTCTTATCTATTAGAAGGCTGGATAAGAGGAAGAAAATAAATAAAATATGCATCCTTGGTGTTTAATGGTTAGCACGATAGGTTTCCACCCTGCAGGTACGAGTTCGAATCTCGTAGGATGCTCCATTTTTGGTTCCTTAACTCAGTCTGGTAGAGTGCCTCCTTGACATGGAGAAAGTCATTGGTTCGAATCCAATAGGAATCACCAAGCTTAAGTAATATAGTTAAATGAATAAATAGATTTATGAAATTAAAAGATGTTCTATTAATAGAAGGTTATGAACTGACTGCTATAACTTCCAAATGGTCAAATTTGGGGATTAAATCTTTCGTTGGATTGAGTAATAATATAATCACCGTTAGTAAAATAATCGTTCCCGAAGATGCTAGGAATAGCGGCACCGGCACAAAGGCCATGAAGATCTTAACAGATTACGCCGACAAAAATAACCATACCATTGCTTTAACACCCAGCTCTGATTTTGGTGGCAACAAGAATAAGCTAATTGAATTCTATAAAAGATTTGGCTTCGTTCTTAATAAAGGTAGAAATAAAGATTACGAAATCTCTGAAACAATGTACAGGGTTTCAAGATAAAAAGAATTTGCAGGCAAGTTTAAGGTGAACCCTCGGCCTTCCAAGCCGTAGTGAGTGGAGTTCGATTCTCCCTGCCTGCTCACCATTATCCTCGGTTAGTTCAGTGGCTAGAACGCAGAGCTGATAACTCTGAAACGAAAGTTCGACTCTTTCACTGAGGACCAACACACCCTTTTCGTACCTAATATAAATAGGGATATGAGAAAACAGAAAAAGTACCATTACATTTACAAAACGACGAACCCGAAAGGTCGGTATTATATCGGAGCCCATTCAACCGACGATCTAGAGGATGGGTATATGGGTTCGGGTTTATTGCTTAAGAGTTCAATCAGAGCCCACGACAAAGAGAATCATAAGTTTGAGATCCTAGAATTCTGTTCAGATAGGAAGAGTCTGTTTGAAAGAGAAGCAGAATTGGTCTCTGTTGAACTAATGGAAGATCCGCTCTGTATGAATCTATGCAAGGGTGGTGAAGGAGGAACAACCTTCACTGGTATGGTTTCAGTCAGAGATAAAGATGGAAAAAGATTCTGGGTAAAATGCTCTGATCCCCGCTATATTTCAGGCGAATTGGTAAGTACTAACAAGGGAATGATTCCAGTTAAAGATAAAACTGGAAAAACCTTTCAGGTTGATCGTAACGATCCCCGTTGGATTTCTGGGGAATTGATAAGTACCTCCATCGGTAAAGTTGTAGTCGAAGATGAAACCGGGGAAAGGTTCCTGGTCGATGGCGCTGATCCTCGGTATATTTCAGGCGAATTAATAGGTGCTACCAAAGGAAAAGCCATGCTTAAAGATAAAACGGGAAAAACCGTTATGGTCGATTGTAATGATCCTCGATATATCTCTGGTGAATTGGTAGGTCCCTTTACTGGGAGATCTCATTCAGAAGAAAGTAAAAGAAAGATAAGTAATTCGGCTAAAGGTTCCGGGTTAGGTAACAAAAACTCTCAGTATGGGACCTGTTGGGTATTCAAGGACATAGCCAAAAAGATTAAGAAAGAAGAATTAGACTCTTATCTGTCAGAAGGTTGGATAAGAGGAAGAAAATAGCACCAGATGACTGACGTAAAACTTCCATATTATAAATGGGGGTTATGGTGAGGCTTGAATGAGTCCGATAGGAAGTACCATTTCCTTTATTGCTCGGAACTGAAATGGAAACAATGAATTTTTGTCCCTTCGTCTAACGGTAGGACTGGAGATTTTGAATCTCTCAGTGATGGTTCGATTCCATCAGGGACAGCCAGAATTGGATGCATAAGTATGCATACGATTAAGATGCCAGGATCTTCCAATTGAGACCGTAAGTGCGGCTTTATTGGTGGCTCTCACAACCCGGAGAGTCTGATAAATGCCTGGACCAACAATAAGAAGTCCCAATTGAGTCTTCTAAAAGATATAGACAAGACAATACTCCTGTGGATTACTGGTTAGATCGTCAGGCTTTCAACCTGAAGTAGGGGGTTCGATTCCCCTCAGGAGTACACCCCCTCTTTTCGTACCTAGCATAAATAGAGGTATGAGAAAACAGAAAAAGTACCATTATATTTACAAAACCACGAACCCGATAGGTCGGTACTATATCGGAGCCCATTCAACCGACCACCTGGAAGATGGATATATGGGATCTGGAATTTTGATTAGAAGGTCGATCAAATCTAACGGCAAAGAGAATCACAGATTCGAAATTTTGGAATTCTGTTTGGATAGGCAAAGCCTATTTGAAAGAGAAGCAGAATTGGTCTCTGTTGAACTAATGGAAGATCCGCTTTGTATGAATTTATGTAAAGGTGGAAATGGAAGTTGGGAACACGTTAATGAAAATCCATCAGCCGCGTTGACCAGTGCAAGGATAAAGAACTGTAAAAACATACCGAGGCATTTAAAATCAATAGGTGGAAAAAGATCAGGCAGAACCAATTTCATAAATGCTCACAAGGCTGGAAAAATTAAATATGATACCTTCAGGGGTATGGCCCATTCAGAAGAAAGTAAAAGAAAGATGAGCAATTCCTCCAAGGGTACTGGACTAGGAAACAAAAACTCTCAGTTCGGAACCTGTTGGGTATTCAAGGGAATAGCTAAAAAGATCAAGAAAGAAGAACTAGACCTTTATCTATCAGAAGACTGGATAAGAGGTAGAAAGCCTTTAAGAAGCACCTAAAGATTAAAAGAATAATTCTTCTGTGGTGAAATGGTATCACATTGCACTGTTAATGCAAGATTCTCGGTTCGAGCCCGAGCGGAAGAGCCAAATTTATAAAGGAAATTACGATTAAGAGATTTTGGTATTTGTGGGCTAAAGCAATAGGGCCCAAATCAAGCGACTCTGATAGAGAATCTGATATAGTCGCTGTCGTAAGAACCACACTGATAGTTTTAACTATCACCTGTGAGATTTTCATAATTGCCAATATAATTCATGGTTGGTAAACTAATCGAAAAACTCAGGAGACAATGGGTTTCCTGAGAGGTGGTATTGAAGATCCCAATTGGACTTCTTACCAAGATAGACCACGGTTCCGGAAGGTCTTTAAACCCTGGAACTCCAAATTAATTGCATCGTTGCCAGAATGGTTAATGGATTCGTCTGCAAAACGAAGATTTCTCGGTTCGATTCCGAGACGGTGCTCCATTCTTAATAGAACAAAATGCAGGTGTAACTCAGTTGGTAGAGTATCTGGTTGCCAATCAGATTGTCGTCGGTTCGAACCCGATCACCTGCTCGGCACACAATTAACAGGAGATCCAATTATAAGATTGCTCTGGACTCACAATAGACAGGAAGCTGAATGGTTAAGCCGCAGGTTCATATCCTGTACGTCGAGGGTTCGATCCCTCTCTGTCTACCAAATAGGTTGCCGACAACCTCCTCTATGGTGTATCGAAATGCGATACGAATAAAGTCGGAGCTAATTAAAATTTTACGATGGTGTAGGTAGCTTAAAGGTAAAGCCACAGTTTGTGAAACTGTCAGATGCCGGTTCGACTCCGGTCCTTCACCCCAGCACACCTTTTTCGTACTAGTCAAAGCGAGTATGAAAAATAAAAGAGGTTGACATTGAGACCAAATATGATATAATAGTCTCATCAAACATTTTTGCCAGCATAGCATAGTCAGGTA